TCTACCGTGCCGCTCACGCGGAACTTGGTGCCGACTTCATACGTGCGGTCGCTATCAGCTAGCGTAATGTTGACGCCGCTGGTGACTATGGTATCGTCATTGCCGCGCACCACGTACATGTTGCCGTCAAAGCGTCGGGTGCGCTGGACGCTGCGCACGGGCGGCAGGTGCGTGAACGTATGGCCGGCGAGCTTCTGCCAGTCGGTGCCGCTGATCTGCTTGTAGTTGGCGTTAAAGGTGAGTATGTCAGCTATTGCCCACGCTACGCTGTCGCCGTCTTTGTCGTACTGCTTGACGACAGAGCCGACAGCTTCGGCGTCGCTGACGCGCTGGTGTACGTTGATAGGCCAAAACCAAAAGACGCCTTCACTGTGGAAGACGCGCGCATTAAAGCAGGTGGCAAGGCTGCTGAGTATGTCGTAGCAGTTGTGCGCCTCGGTGGTGCCATCGTCCAGCACCTTCACGGGCGTCTGTGCTATAATCTCAGCCAGCGGGTCGGTGTCGTCGTCGGAGGCGTGAAGCTCGGTGTCGTTGATGTACCTGAATATCGGTTCAGTGTCAGCCCAAAGCGAATAAGTGCGCAAGGCGCCAAGACAGCGTATGCACTGCTTGACCACTTGCAAGCCTGAAGTGCCAACGTCGCCCAGGCTAACGCTAAATTCCACGTCTTTTAGGTTGGCCAGGTCGTCGCTGGCGGTAATGCGTACCGCCGTAGGCGTAGGCTCGTCAGCGCGCTCCACCTGCTCGGCTAAGATGACGCCGCGCCAGTACAGTTCATTGTCGCCGTCGGGGTCGCGGTATATGTTCAGCAACAAGCGGCCTTCGGCAAAGCTGTACAGCAGGTCGAGCGTCTGCGTGTGGTCGCTGGTCTCTTCGAATAAAGTGAACTCGACCGAGCTGCCAATGATCGCTTGGTATTGCTGTTCATTGTTGCCGCTGTAGGCAAGCACAAAGCCCTCGCTGCCTAGCACAAAGCTCTCGGCGTTGGCCGCGTTCCACGTGACGTTGGTGTCGTAGATACTTACGCGCCAGTCGTTGCCGTCGTCGTCACGGAATTCGCTGTATAGTCTTTCGCCTGCCATCAGAAGCCTCTTATTCGGTTGCGGTCAATGTTGCTGCGTTCGCTGCTTATGAGTATGTCGCGCCCGTCGAGGCGCCCGGTCACGTTTACGTTGCCGCCGCCCATCATGCTCTGCAGCTTGTCCAGTGGTGCCACCACTTCAGGGTTTGATAAGCTGGTGCCTGGCCCCTCGCCGACCATGGCGAGGCTAGCGCCGCTAAAAAGTCCGCCTTCGGCCATCTGCGGAATGCCAAAGCCAGCTTTCATAAAATTGCCAAAGCCAGCTTTACCGCCCATCAATTCGGCCACACCAGTCGCGCCGCCGGTTAACATTGCAAGCACAGCAAAGGCAGCAGCTAAAGCCAAAGCCTTCTTTAACAAGCCGCTGAGCGTTTGCATCATGAACTCTTTGAAGCTGGCCATGCCTGATTGTATTGAATCAAATGCAGACATAAAGAAGTTGGGCAACCCGTCTTTGATAGCAGCTGCGAAGGCGTGATGCATACCGTTTACGGACTCTGTTACTTGTTTAAAGCCACCTTTCAGCTCATGCGTTGCAAGCGCCGCGGCCATGATGTCGCTGGCCATGGTGCCTTGCAACTCTTTAGCTGTCTGCATTGCTGGCAGCATGTCCACCTTCACCGTTTCGGCTAGTGCTTCGGTGTTGGCTACCTGCTCAGCTGTTGGCGTAGGTAAAACGCTTAAGCCAGTATCACCACCACCAAACTGCGCTTCGGCTGTAGCTTTCTTCAGGTCTATGATAGCAGCAGCCGTGTCTTCTATCTGAGAACCGAAGCGGCTGACGTTGCCGCGCGCTATGTTCTTCTCAAACTTATCGCCCAGGGCGCCAACTTGCGTGGCGGCTTCTTCTGCTGCCTTAGCTGTTTGCAGTGCAGCAAGGTTGGCTTCCAGCGCTCGGCGCTTGGTGTTGAGCGCAAGTATCTGCTGCTCTTTGTCCAGCTCTTTAGTGCGTAATATGAAACGTTCAGTTTCTTCGCGTGTAGTCTTTTGGCTTGCCTTCAACGTAGCTAGCGCACCAACCAATAGCATTGTGCCGGCAACGACAGCGCCGAGCGGGTTGGCTGCCATGACCACATTGAGCGCAAGCATAGCCGCCCGCGCTTTAATCATGCCGCTAACGAGCAAAGCCATAGGGCCAGCAGCAGCGGCAATGAGGCCGGCAGTCATGGCAACTTTTTTCTGCCTGTCGCTCAGGTTGGTGAGCGTAGTAACTAGCGCTTGAATGCGTGGCAGTAAAGGCTTTATGAAGTCGTTTATTAAGCGGCCAAATTCTTCGGTGATGTCGCCAATGCTGTTTTGTATCTGCTTGAACGGCCCCATGCCGGCAGCGGCTGCGGCTTCGGCGCTCCCGCCGTACTGCTTTTCTAGCTCAGCAAGTATGATGGTCTGCGCTTGAGCTAGCTCGCCGCCTTCAGCCAAAGACTTAATGACTGCCTTCTGATCGCTGCTGAACTGTATGCCCGCACGCGACAGCGCGGTGAGGTTGGCGACGGGATCGTTCAGCGCCTTGCCCAGCTGGATGCTTGCGCTCTTCAGGTCGCCGTCTAAGCGGGTGGCAAGGTCTAAGGCTACAGCTTGCGTGCGCTCGAAGTTGTCGCCGGCGATGTTGGTGAACGTGAGCAGCTGAGCCGTCGCGTCTTTTAGTATGACCTCATCGCCGAACAGAGATTTATTCTGCAGGTCGCGGGCCATGTTTTGCAACTGCTCCGACGTGTAGCCGACAGCTGAACCCGTAGAAGCTAAGCCGGCTTCAACTTGCGCAATAGCTTTTGTCTGTTGGTCAAAAGCCTTGACGCTAGCCGCAGCCATAATGCCAAGCGGTGCAGTCAGGCCCACCGTTAGGTTGCGCCCCACGTTTTGCACCATGCCGGAAATGTCCCCGAAGTTGCGCTTGAAGTTGGCCTTTGTACTGCGCAGGTCAGCGTTCAGCTTGCTCAGGCCCTTCTTACTTAGGCCGATTGTAACCTTTAGGTCTTTAAGTCTTGCCATTGTTCATTGCGTTCAGTGTGCTTTTCAGCAGCGCGTTGTTGCCTTTGCTCTTGGGCTTCTTCTCCCACGGGAAGATACAGAGGTCATGCGGCTTAATCTTCTGGCCCTTCTTACTATGTGGCGACAGCAGTATGGTGGCCGTCCACCTGTGGCGCTCCCAGTCGGAGCGCTGGCGCTGCTCTTCTAAATCGTAGAACCCTTGCGCCGCCAGCAAGAAATCTGAGAACAGCATATCGTAAAACGAAGAAGGGCTGAGACGCAATTGCCCCAGCCCTACTTTGATACAGTCGTCAAGCGTCAGCGCTTTACCCTTCGCTTTTTTTTTCCGTGCCTGCACCGAGCAAGGCCACGAGCGCGTCAGTCATTGCAGGTATATCGGTCATATCAATCAGCCCCAAGAAATCATCAAGCGCATACTTAAATGGTACGTCGGCGTGCTTGGCGCCAGACTGTGCCATGTAGTAAACGAGCGAACCAATCTCCACCGCATCTTCTTGCAGCTTGTTGATGTCGATACCGGATTCACGCTTGGCGTTAGCCAGGGCGCGCATGTCGCACCGTAGCGTGAACTCTTTACCGCTAAGTGTTAGCTTCATTAAGCGGCGACCTGCGTAATAGCTCCAGTGATCTCGAACGTAGCTGAGTAGGTTACGTTGTCTTCTGTCGCACCGCTTACCTCCAGGCTCGTGCAGAAGCCGTTGCAGGTGTAGTTGTAGTCGTCGCTGGCGTCATCGAATCCAAAGATGAGAGCCACCGAGGTACGCGCCGCCAGCGTAGTAAACAACGTGCCGCCAGCGCCACCGCTGCCGTCGTCGTCTACCAAACCTGAAACGCTAATGGAGCCGCTGCGCACACCCTCCAACAGCTCACGGTATCCGGCGCTGTCTTTGGTGGTGATGTCGCGCGTCTCCATGCTGATGGAGATGCTGCCTTCTGTCTGATCGGCCAGCGCAGTGCCAGCGACCGACAATAAAAAAACTGTGCCGTTAAGAATGGCCATTACTCTTTCTCTTTAGTGTTGTTCGCGATGATGGCATTCAGCAGTAAATCGATGTACGTAAATACACGATCGTCTTTAATGCTTGGCGTGAGGTTGACGACGACTTTGGCAAATACCATAAGCGCCACTATCAGCTCTGCCCAGTTTGCTAGAATGAAATCCATGAAGGCAATTTACAGACTATCACCGAACCAGCCCGCCGCTTCAGCTTGTTCTTGCGACAATACTTCAGAGTCGCTGGGCATGAGGTATTGGAACAGAACCACCTCGCTTGTAGCTATGTAGTACGTCATCGCGCTGCGCTCATCGGTAGTAAGCTGAGGGAACAAAGCCACCAGCGCATTGAGGTCGCGCTGCGGGTGGACAACAATGCTCAAGTCTGTATCGCCAACGCATGCCCACTGCCCGGTGTCGGGGTGCTGGATGGTAGCCAGTAGCATCGTCGTCGTGCGCCCTGGCTCGTGCAGCACCTTCGGAAACTTTAGGTTGTACAGCTCGCGGCTGATGCCTTTGGCGCGCTGCTTGCTGGTGAGGTTCAGGCGCGCGGTGACGGG